GGCCCGTCTTCTTCGGTGCGCAGCCACTTGCCCAGGCCCGCCTCTCGGACTTCGTTCAGGAATTGCTGGTTTGCCAGCAGGTGAGCCATCTTAAACACGCTGCGTGCGTAGTTTACTCCGGCGTCCTTATATTCGCCCCACAGATCCCTCAGCCATTCGGGCACATCTTGTCGCTGCATGAAGATGCCCAGATCCTTGCTGCCTAGCTTCGAGCCCTTCAACAACGCCGCGGGAGAGTCTGCGGCCCCGCGATACAGCAATGACTCCAGGATGCCTTGGATTTCGGCGTCCGACTTGCCGGGCGACATCTCACGGATCGCCGCAATAGCCTGATTGCGTATCCCTTCAGGTACCTTGTCGCGCCATTTCGGGTCATCAAAGACGCGATACGAACGGGTCGCGTAGACGCCCAGGTGCTCAGTGATTATCCCCGCCAGTTCGCCCTGCGCTACGCCTTCCGCAATCAAGCTCCGAGACAAGGCATCAATGTGATCCCGCATTGCCTGAAGTGGAGTCCGCACTTCTTCAGGTACAGTTGTCATGTCCGCTTCGCCGCGCAGTACGGCGTTCATCTTCTCCACGTCCGCCTGCGATAGTTCTCGGCCGCCAAGGGCCTTGCGGATTCCCCGGCGGAAATCGGCGGCTGCGAATCGCAGCGTGGCCATTTCTTTGGCTGCACGCCCCTCTTTGCGAACCTTAGCGTCATACGCATCAGCGGGTAATTCGCCGGGCGCCGTGAAGAACTTCCTGAAGAAGCGGCCGACCGCCTGGCCCACGGTCCCGCGGTCGCCAATGATCGGCACCGTTGCCGCAATGCCCACACCGGACGCCGGGTCTTTCCCGAATTGCTCGCCCGTTTCCGCCCCTTCTGCCTCCCCGGCGGGTGTGGCTTTCGTCTCTGCTTCAGCGGGGGCCTCGGAAACGGGCCTCTTCCTGCCGACGCCCTTCTTTCCCTTTTTCTCCGCAAGGAGCCTGTCTCGCTTCTCTCGCATTGCCGCTGTTGGGTGGCTGCCGTATATCTGGGCCATCCGCATCGTTACGTCATCGGCAATCTTGCGATACTGGTCAGCGTCGAAGTAGGTGGACAGCGACTCAGCTTTGATTCCCAGTTTACGGGCATGGAGAGACAGCGACTCGAAAGCCTTCTCAAACTTGGCCTTGTTTACCTTGCCGTGGATAACATCCCTGGCCCGCATTAACATGGTTATCGAGTGCTGGGTTGCCTTGGTGGGCAATGGCTTTTCAGTTGCGCCCGCCTCGGAAACGGGCGGGGCTGCGGGCTTCCCTTCCGTGGCCCCTGGTGCCGCTTCTGGCTCCTGTGCGGCCCGTGGAGGCGTTTCCGGCTCGGAAACGGGTTTCGGGGTGGGTTTCGCTTCCGTGGGCTCTACGGGCGTCTCTGGGGCTTCTGGCTCGGGTTCTGCCGTCGGTTCAGCAAACTCGGGTTCGGCCTCAACTTCTGCGGCTGCTGGCTGCAACTGGCCACGATACACCGACAGTGTGCCCTCCCCCTTCGGAACAAGAATCGACGAATCCCAGATTGCTATGTCGCGCGAACCGCCCGGCTGATCTTCCGTGGCATAATTGGGGTGCCATGCACCCTGATACCCTTCGGCCTCCAAAGCTGCCTGAAGGTCGACGTGTGCCATCTGGGCGGCATCCCATACGTTCTTGTTTGTGGGCTCGGCATCAGCAAACTCCTCTGACCAGACTTCGGTAAAGCCGGGCTCTGACCTGAGTTGCTCCAATAGCCCAGGCGTCACGCTGTCATCCACGGCGAACAGTCGAGCCTTGTCGCTAATGTCCCGTTCCAAGACCGTTGCCGCTCGCCCGTGTGGGCGATCCAGCCCCAGTGGACCCTCGCCTCTGGCGTACCTTTCTGATTGTGTTCGGCTTGTCGTCCAGTACGACCCGCGGCCTAATTGCGGGCCACCACGGCCCTCTACCGGTCCTACTTCTTCCGGTGCTGCAACGCCTTCGCCCTCCGGCTCCGCGCCCTCTTCGACCGGCCTTGGCCCACGTATACCTTCGCTGCCTTCTGTTTTCCGTACTTCTCCTTTAGTGCTTGGTACTGCTTGGGTGGCATCTTGAATCTCCTTTTGGGTTTGCTGTTCGAGGGCTGCGTTGATTTCCTCCACCACCCCCGATTCAACCACGGTCGCAGTCCGTTTTTCCGGCGTTTTCACGCCGACGACATCCACCTCCCCGTCCGTCAACCGCTTGAGTGCCAGCGCGTCCTTCCTGGAAACCGTGCCACCCTCTGCGAGCTTAGCCGGAAGTGCTGCTGCGCGATCCCAATCCTTTTGATCTTGGGGGCGAAGTTGTGTTTCCGCGACTTTAGCCCCTGCGCCCAGGGCGGTGTGTCCCACCGGAATCGCCGCAAACGCCACGGCCTCTATACCCAGTTGCTCCCAACCTCCCGGGTCGTTGGTGAGCACCTGTCCCACAGCACCGTAATCGTCCTCGATTCCCGTAAGACCTCCAGCAACGTCTGCAACTCGCTCCTCGAACACTTCCCCGATCATGCCATTCCAGCCGGCCTTGCCCAGTATCTCCTTTGCTTGCGCGGCGGTCCCCCCCTGCGCCATGAACCGATTTACTAGGGCAGCCTTCAGCGCCGTGGCCCGCTGGGAAAGAGGCATCTTCGCCAGCGATTGACCGGCCTTTGTTTTCGCCAACAGCCCACCGGCTTTGCCGACAGCGGCACCGGCTCGCTCCGACCCCATTTCGATATAGGCAGACCCATACCCCTTGGCGAGAGCTTTCAGAAACGACGGATCGTCTCCGGTAATCGCGGTAGTAAGCTCGTCGGCTTCATTGCGCGTTAGTTCATATTCCGGCATCCATTTCTCAGCAACCCTGCTTGCAACAAACGGGACATTAACGGCCGTCTGCGCCCCTATGCCGATAGCAACCGGGGCTGCCTTCATGGTCGCCCCGACTGCCACGCGGCCAATGGCAGTTTTAGCAACAGCCTTCACGCTCTGGCGCTGAATAGCTCGCTTTAGGATCTCTACCCCTGCTCTCTTCGCCCCCGTTCTCGCAGCCGAATACGCCCCACCCGTCAACACGAACTCGGTGCCAAACGCCGGGAGGTGCGACACTACGTCCCACACCTTCATCTTAAGGCTGCGGTCCTTACTCTTTTCGGCAGCATCTATCGCGCTTGCAATAGTGAACCAGTCGGAATCGGTCGCCTTGCCGGCCTCTATGCTCTTGACGGCACTCCGCAAGTACAGCAATTCCGTGGCGGTGACGGCCGCGCCAGCAAAGGGGATTCGTTTCAGCGTATACGGAACCCAGTCGTCGCCTTTATTGTTGTATGCCTGCCGCGCGACCATCGCCTCCGAGATATTCTCCCAGAGCGGACGCTCGCCGGAGTCGCCCTTCCGTTGCTTGATGAGCTTCATCTCTTCAGGATGACCGTATCTCCGAATCGGGTTGCCACGCCTCCATTCGTCGAACTGCTCATCGGCACCCTTCGCGTTGCCCTTCAGCCACTTATCGTAGGCTTCGTTTGCAACACTGAATAACGTCGCCTTGTCCTGCGGAATCTCGCTACCGAATTTCTGCTGGTACTCGCGTAATAGGTTCTCCGCCCAGAACGCTTCGCGTGGCTGGTTCTTCCTGGCGGCGTTGTACTCCTCGGTCGTTTCATCCGGCTGCAATTCGGGCGGTAGCTGTTGCGGTGGAGGCGCCGCCTGCTTGGCTGCCGGCTTCTCAGCGGGGAATTCCGCGTTGAACCACTGCTCGACATCCTTGTCAGACCAATTAGAGGGGAACTTGTAGATTGTCCCCTCGAAGTTGAATTCTCGGGGCTTGGCCTGCCGGGCAGGCTCTTGCTGTGGAAGCGGCTGCTGCGCTACAGGTGGCGGCGGCTTGGCAATAGGTTGCTCCGGTTCAGGCGGCAATCCACGTTCCGCCAGCGGCATGGTCTTCCACCAATCAGCCGGATTGGGTGCCGTCTCCGCCGGTTCGGCCAGCGGCATGTTTTCCCACCATTCGCTCATTGGTGCTGCCTACTGGGGTTGTGTTGAGTTCTTCCGCATTGCCTCGAAGTGTCGCTTCAATTGCTCGTATCGCCGCGCTTCGGCGGGGGTTAGCTGCTGCCCACCGCGCTCCATTTTGTCCCTGAGCGTCCAAAACTCACTTTGCTCTGGCGAGAAACGATAGCCTTTGCTGACCGCTGGCTGGGGCTGGTCGAGGCCCATCTGCTCTGCCAACTGAGCCGGGTCGAAGCCTCTTCTGCTTCCGTCCGGAGCTACGAACGCTTGCCCCGGCCTCATTTGACGCGGGTCAAGTGCCGCCTGTGGTTGCTGTGCCCCCGCAACAGAAGTCCCCGCCCCGGTGAAGGAAAACGGCTCCGCAATTCCCATCCGCGAGTGCCGCTGGGAACGCCTCCCCTTTGCCTTGTCAGTCACCAGCCCCCGGCGCCTCTCCTGCTCCTCGGCTCGTGCCGTCTCTGCGGCCTCCCGCTTCCACTGCTGTTGCGCCTCCGGGGTGGCCCCGGCCGCAATTGCCGTCAGGCGATCCGAAAGCTGGCTTGGCGGAGCCTCGACTTCGGACGCCGGAATCGGCTGCGGGTGGTCGCCGGATTCGGCGAACATTTCGTCAATCTCCCAGCCGGTCGTTGTTGGGTTGTCGTCCGCATACGGATGGGGCTTTGAGGCCGGTTGCGGGGCTGGCTGCTGCCCCGGCTCCTGTGGCACAACCGACTTGCTCCCGTCTGGATTCGTGACTACCTTTGTCGCCCCGCCACCAGGTATCGGCGCTCCTGTAGTGGTACCGCCCGGCTTCGTGGCTTTGTGCTGCTTTATCCAGTCTTTGGTCTTCTCAATCCATTCGTCCAATTCACTTACGTACGTCGTGACCTTTGTCGGGTCGTCCGCGGTCATTTCGGCTTTCTTCGCGTCATGCCGCTGCTGCCCGAGCTTTGCGAGCACCTCGCGTAATCGGTCCAGTTCCGTTTGGTACCCCTCCATTGCCTCTTGCTGTGCTGCGGCCTCGCGTGCCTTCGTGGGCGATTCCTCGGGTTTGCCACTGTCGTCTAGCCAATAGTCGGGCGACCCTCCCTCTGCTACTGATACGAAGTTCCCGTCTTCAATCGAGCCCATCCTTTTGTTCAGGTCGGCTCCGGGCTTGGCTTCTGGAATGCTGCCCACCATGGTCTTGTACTTGCTTACTAGGTCAGCAATTCCGTCCTTCGTGCCTTCCTCCGTAGGATCCCACTGCTCGCTGAATGCGAACTCCTCTATCGCCCTCGCCCACTTCGCCAGTTGGTCTTTCTGTGAGGAGCTGGCGTTCTCCGGTATTGGCGGCAGACTAGACGCCAAGGCTATATTCGCGTGGCGTTGCTCTTTCCCCAAATCCCATTCATGCTGCTGCGTGGTGTCGGCTAGCTGCTGTTCGCGCCGGGTTGCCGCATCCTCCAGTTGCCACGTGCGACCCTGCGTCATTCGCTGCTGATAACCCGTTTGCCGAGCGCCTTCCAGCATCGCCTGGTACTTGAAGCCCTGGAATTGCTCTTGACGACGGGCCTGTATTTTCCGCTCGTCCCGGTACAGGTCCATCATGTACTTGCGCTGGCGCTGCTGGTACTTGCCGCGCCCGCCCAAGTACGCGGCCATTCCAACCGCGACACCGGCCGGCTGATGCTCAAATCGAATGGCCATGATTTACCTCCAGGAGTCGTTTACTTCTCGCGAGGCCGCCGATACGGAAACATCTCGTTGAGTTTCTTTTGCCGTTTCCGACAGCCGCCACACGGCTTGATGCCGACGACCTTCGTGACCTTCGCTATCGTATCCCCCAGTCCGCGGCTCGGGGCCTTGGGGCAGTTTCGCCGGGGGAATCCGCCTTGTCCATTCCATTCCCATCCGCAACGCACACACTTCCTTCCCGTTTCATCTGGCAAGCAATTCATCTTTGTGACTCATATTGCAGAAACGGTTGCCGTGGAACCAGTAAAATCGCATTGATCGCACACGCCACTGTTGCCCCACCACGAATTGACAACATCTTCCCAATCTGCACAATCCACCAAATCTGCTGATGTAATCTCCCAAATGGGATCGGCCGCAACGAAGGGCGATTCCCTCAAACATACTCGCATTTTGTAGTTAGGAAAACTGTAGTAAAAGTAAACGTCAATGCCAACAAACGGATACGGAGTAGGCGAGCACACACCGCACGCACTAGACTCAAACTCGTATCCCCAACTGCACCCCAATTCCGTATCGCCCTCGTAAGTCACATCCCCCCGTTTGCAGACATAAGAATCATTAAGCGTCTCGCAATCTGAACAACTATCGTCAGATATATCCGCAAGCACTACAAGGATTTCCCCTGGAGTATCGCTGGTGCATAGACTGCAATCCAGTTGTTTGCAGCATCGTCTCCTTCCCATCCCTTTCCATGCTCTTGGCCACGCCTTGCCTGAATGCCCCGCCGTGGGAGGCATTGCCTCTGATAGTTCGATGGAATCATTGCCGATGACGTATGGGGCAAACGCTCCTTGGCGAATTTGTTTCTTGGCCATTATGTGCATCTACAATCCGGGTGACATGGGCCGTCGTAAATGTACCACTTGTCCTCGCTCTCATTCCATTCGATCTGCATTACCGTATTGTCAGCAGCTTTGTATCCGCCGGTGCTCTGCACGTTGCGTTGAATGTAGACCGTAATGTCATCGTTGTCGGAGTCTTTAATCATGCCGCCATCAATGGGCGTTACGTTGTCTACATTCACGCTTGCATCGGCATCATCTATCCCGGCCCCAGCGTCTATCAAACATGAACAGCGCTTTGCCATTGGTCGCACGTACGTTATCGCCAGTGTGCCATTCGCTAGATATTCGGCTAGCCCAACGCCACCGCCAGCAGCCCGATCATCTTTTCCAATGGCGCGTTTACCACCGACCGTGTCTTGTACTGTTACAGTCCAAGGCGTAGAGTCGTCGATGATTGTGCCATCGGATGTGGCTACATACGCCGTAGCTCCACCGCCGGGTGTCAGAGAAGTTTTTAGTTGAAACGGAACTCGATCTAACGTATGGATTTGCGCTTTCGCTATCTTGCTATCGGCGTCTACCGTCCCTTCGATCATGCACGTTTCCGGGTAATCCGCCGACACAGTCCACGCATCCGGCTGCGGCCCCCAGCCCTTCCCGGCGGCCGGGGTGCCGCCAGTATAAGCGACTTGAATTTCCGGGCCAAGTTGATAGAGGCCAACAGATTCATCGGCAACTGCCAAGCTGCTGTTGACTATGTACTCTCGGTACAATGTCGTACTCGGCTTCCCAATCTTTTTGACAACCTTGCCGCTGTCTAATGTTTGCACGCCGGTCACGGCCATTATGGCATAGGCTGACACCTCCTCCCCGGAATCGTTGTAGAATTCCGGCAAACCACCGCAGTCCAGGAGCATCCAGTTGATGACTTTGCTATCGTCGTCGTAGAGAATCTCGACTTCCTCATCCAGATCCGCCGGATGGCCTTGAGTCGTCTCCGCCACGCCCGGATTCTGGCTTGGTGCCCAATTCTCACCCAACCGCATCCACGGAAGGACGGCAGGATACACCTGCCCGATCCGGTAGATGTACTTGGCGCGCTTCCCGTAGGGTTTCGCCACCGAAACGGCATCGAAGAACCGATTCACCCGCGTGTCCCAACCCCGACAGACCACGTAATCCTCGTGCGTATCGTCTTCCGCCACTTGCATCATCGCGCAATAGGGGTAATGCCCCGTTGGCGCAAGGGTTTCGTACTGCCCCGTCAACGGATTGTAAGGCGTGGGCATCCCAAAACCGGGTGCCCTCATTCTGCGCTTCCTGATCGTCATGGGGTGATCCAGCCTCCCCCGCTATCGCCCAGTGCGGTACATACCTGTGCGAGTTGCTCGAATCGTGGTCCTACGTCTTCGCGGCGCTCCACGAACCCGTACAGCCCGATAAGTAGTTTGTTGCGCTCGTCCAACTGATACGCCATGAGCTTCATGTCTTCCGCCTGTTGGCCTCTTAGCTCCTGTAGCCTGGCTGCCGCTTCGTTCATCTTCTCGACGATCATCTTGTGCTTGTGGTCGGCCAGATTCGAGGCGTTCTGTTGGGTCAAGCTGGAATACCGCTCCTTGCCCGTCAGGAAGCCCTGCACGGCGTCCTGAAGCTGGGCGAGGAGTTTATCCCGTTCTGCCATGGCCGCCCTGGAAACGTCCTGCTGGGCCGCGTGCTGGCGATCTATGCCCGCTGCCTGCTGTGTCTCGATCTCCTTGAGGTGCTGAAGCATCTTGTCTCGCTGGGCAGCCTCCGCCCTCCACACGTCCACCGAGATCCCGTGCTCCTTTTCAATCCGGTCCAGGAACGTGCCCACAACCCCCCGAATAGCCTCAAGCAGCCGCTCATTCGTGCTGACTTGCAGCTTGGCTATGTCGGAAGTCGCCGCGCGTTCCCGGTCCAGTCCCCCGAGAATCAACTGCACTTCACTCAACAACCCCTGGTGGAGTTGCATCCGAATCGCTTGGTTCGCGGCGCGAACTTCCTGCTTCGCCGCGTGCTTCCGGTCCTCCGCTTCCGCTGCCTTGAGTCGGGTTTGGAGTTGTTCTCCGTACAGTCGATGCAGTTCGTCGCTGGCCCAGCGCGTGAGGGCGTCCCGAAGCTGGTACACCCGATCTGCGCCTTCCATGACCCTGACCCGAACTTCCTGGGTCCTTGCGTAGAGGGCCGATTGAACCTCAATCTGGAAGTGGCTATTGGCGTCCTGCGCAGCCAGAATCGCCTGCTTCCCGGAAAGGGTACGATTCCGCACTTCTTGCAACAGGGCATACATCCCCGTTATCTGGGTGGCCTGATACCGATACACCTCCTGCCGGAGCGAATACACCCGGTCCTTCCCGTCCAAGGTACGCGCCCGCATGGCCACCTTCTGTTCATAGAGCCGGTGTTGGTTCTCGAATTGTTCGCGGTTGAGCTTGTCGTTCAGTTCCGTGATTCGCTCGCTCAGGTCACGGGCGTTTCGAGCGGTGTAATCAACGGCCGCCGCCGCCGAGTAGAGCCCCCTGTCGGTCAAGTACTGCAATTGCACGGAAAGGCTGGCCGTGAACTCTTCGTTGATTCTGGCAAGCTCGGTAACGCCCAGGTCATCCAGGAACGCAGTCGCGGTGGTTACGTGAGAACTGTAATCCGTTTCCAGCGCAGCAAGAACCGTGTTGTAATCGCTCGCGTGGGTCGTCAAGGTATCTGAACCGGAGCTAACCAGGTCGTCTATCTCACCGTCGATTGTCTCGTAGTCCGTCAACATCAACGCCAACAGGGAGTCAATTCCAGAAGTCAAGGTGCTCGTGTTGTCCGCCGCGGTCGACAGCAGTGCATCGAGCGTATCTGAATGGGTGCTGTAGTTGCTCGCCAAGGTGGTTAAGTGGGCGTTGTAGTCCTCGATGTGGGAGTTCAGTGCAGTTAGCGCGTCCGCCTGATCTTCCAAGGAAGCCGTGTTGTGCGCCGCGAAATCCGTGGCAAGGTAAGCGATTTGAGTAGCGTAATCCGTCAGGTAGGTCGTCAGGTCGGTTGTCTTGTCGGCAATCAGCGCCGTGACACTGGTCCGCATCGTGTCGCCGTAGGTCTCGGTTGTGGTGAGTTGCTCCGTGTACTCCTCCAAGTGAAGGAGCAAATCATTCACCTCGCCTTCCAGCAGCGATTCTATCTCGGTGCGCGTCGCTGCCCGCTGCGACTCCAACGTCGCCAGTTGCGCGTCCTGGTCCGTGACAAACGTAGATAACTGCGTCGTCGCGTTACCCAGAAGCGTGGTGACAGTGCCGGAGTAAGAAGTATAGTCGTCATCCAATTCGTCCAGCTTGGCCGCGTAATCCGTGAGGAAATCGCTCAAGTAGTCGCTCTGGTCGGTCAAGAGCTCCGCAATCGTCGTCGTGTTGCTGTCGACGTTGTCCTCCAGGTCGCTGAGCTTGGCATTCAATTCGGTCAACGCATCAATCGCCTTGTCCGCCTCTACGGCAAGGTCCGTCTGGTTATCGTCAATCAGAGTATCCACGGCATCCATGTAAGTGGCCAGATTCCCCAGAATCAACGTGCTTTGCGCGTTCCGTTCCGTGGTTTGCGCCTCGAATTGTGACTGGCTGCTGGAGAGCATCTCCGTCCAGTCCCGGACCACTTCGTTGTACCGGACCTGGTTGCAGTCCTGAGCATCGTTGTACGCAACAGTAAACGCATTCAGGAGCGAGAGGAGGACTTGCCAGTTCTGGAGCCTCTCCTTCGTCATGTTGTAGTAAGGAATGTTCGGCGTCGTGCTGGTGTCGTAATCAATGCTCTGAACGACCCAACCATTAGCCAACATCCACCCAACCGAATCCGGCGGAATGTCCGTGATAGAAGCAGTCGTCCACCAATACGTCTCGAATGGATTGTCCATGTGCTCAAGGACAATCTCACTCTGGTCGGGGGCGTTTTCCGGTATAGTTGTTATGGCCATGATTACCTCCATCTCCCCGAAACGGTCGCGCTCATCACAACGCTTTCGTAAGCCCAGGTTCCCTCCGAAGCCAACCACACGCAGCACCAAACCGCGCGAATCCGCGGGTAAGCCAGGTGCGTCCTGCCCGCAGACCACGCCCCACTTGCCGCGACGTAATCGGAATAGCTCTCGCCGGCTAAAGCCGCCTCAATCGCCGCCTTCCCGTTGGCGGCCGCCGCTTCTGCGCTGTCTCCGGTTACAAGGCGCCAGTCCACATCGTCACTGCCGGTGGCAATGGTTCCGTGTAGATTCAGAACCCGGCCGTAGGAATTCACCTGCCCCAACCTGAAGGGTCCTATCAGCACGTGAGAATCGGTGCTCTCCGTGGTAAACGGCCAGAATTGCTCCCTCGCGGTATCGTAGAACCACGACACGTCCGCATCGCTGAGGTGAATGTAAACGCCCCGGTCCGCATGGTTGTACGTGAGGGTGCAGTCGTCGTCGTCTACGTCGATCAATTCATCGGGAATCAGGTCTTCTGAGAGAGGCTTCAGTCCGCTTCCATCTGCCCCAACCGAATAGAGCCCCTGGGACGAAAGGAAATAGAACGTCCCGTGGCTGCTGCACCACGCCTCTTCCGCGATAATCCCCACCTCCCGAGACACGTTCCCGAAAGAGCCGGAAAGCGGATCGCCCCGCAAGGCCCACGTCTGGTCTGCGGTAAAGCAAAGCATCGACGAGTCTTCGTAAGGCGCCACCGCCACTACCGTAGCCGGCGTCTCGCCCGCCTTTGCCAGGGCAAAGATGGTCGGCCTCTGCATGTCCGACACGTCACAGTCCAAATCGGTATCGTCGTGATCCCCCTGCCTGCTTGCCGTGACTACTGCGCCGCTGAACGTAATCGCCCGGTCTCTGTAAACGGGGTCGTCCTTCGCCGTTGCGTCGATTGCGGTAAAGGACCCGCCCCTGAGTCGATTCGTCAATCCGTCCTCAAGACGCGCATTCGTCGCCCAGGGGGCCGGGAATGGTCCCCGGCCCCCTGTCGAGGCGCGAAGTCCCATGCGCCGGACGACTCCGGCCGTGGGAAACTGGATGTCGAGTGTTTTGCGGGCCACTATTTCTTCTCGTGCCAATCGGGCATCGGTTTGAAGTAATCAATCAGCCATTCGAGCTTGCGCTTTGCGAGCGGCCACTTGTCGTTCATCCAAAAGTCCCTGGAATAGTCCCTCGCCGCTTCCTGCTGGGCGCTCCCCATCGGGTACGGGAACGTCGATTCACCGTAAACCGAAAAGTTGCCCGTGCGGAAAAGGTGCGCGAACCACGTCTTCGTGTTCGTCACCATCTTCCCGCCGGAGAGCCACGCCTTGAAACCCAACTCGGCCCCAAACTGACCCCAGGAGCCGTGCTTCTCGTCCATCCCGCCGAGTTCCAGGAACCGCTCCCTCTCCATCATAAAGCAACAGCCCACGCATATCGGCGTCTCGACAAGGCCCTGCTCAATCTGCCGGCGAACCGTCTTTCGCTTCTTGTGTCGCGGCCAGTATTGCATTCTCAGGTTAGTGTCAAATCGCCACGATACCGTGGGGCCGACCTTCCATTTCGGCTCCCAGACCAAGTGCATGTACAGGTCGTCCTCTCCGCACTCTTCGCACTTCTGCGGCTTGCTTCCCTGGTACTGAGTCCAGCCGCAGTTGTTGCAAGCCCAATCGAAGGCGTGCAGCCGGTGCATTGCTGGAATCATCGTGTATTCGGGTTCCATCGCCTCCATCATCTTCACGTCGAAGCCGTCGTCCAGCCTGCAATGCGCGTCGAGCTTCATAACGTACTTCGCTCGGCTCATCTGCGCGCCGAGATTGGTGGCGGCCCGTTGCCCGATGGGGGTGGTGGTCTTGACGACTTTGGCTCTGGGGTGATCTTCGACGCCGCGCATCGGCGGCCACCCGCCGTCCAGGATGCAAATCACTTCCGTATCGGCTTGGATCCGAGACAGAACGTCCTCGACCGTCTGTGCCTGGAACATCTCGTTCCGGCCCGGCACGATCACCGACAAGTCCTTGGCGAAACCGTTGGGCATACTCCGAACTCCTTTTGTTGAAGCCACCAGAAATTCTTGTCGCTCCTCCGGCTGAGCTTATGAAAGAGACCGAACTGGTCGTGATCTACGTCTCCGCACCATCGCCCCGTAGGAAAGACATATTGAATGGGGCCCTCAAGGGATTCGGTGTCGTGCTCCGCAGCGTATTTATTCCACGCCGCGTACAACTGGCTGTCCTCGCCGGCGGGGTAGCGCTCGCCTATCAAGTCTTCGCGGTATCCGCCCAATTCCCAGAATAGCTCCGCCCTTATGGCAAAGCTGTTGTGGTGGGTTTCAATTCGCTTGCCCGGAAATAGAAGCCCGTAAGATTCCAGCGTCGGGCGGTCGGTCTTCAGTACGCCGTGCTCGTCAATCACGCCAAAGTGGCGGAGGAAGTGGACCCGTATTGCGTCATGCTCCACAACGAAGTCCATGCACTTCCGCGTGATGATGTGGTCCAAGTCGTACATCAAGAGATACTCACCCGCCGCTTCCCTTGCCGCTAGGTTTCTCGCCAGAGGCCACGTCCACGGCCGGGTGTCGTGCGTTCTGAGGATCTTCACCGGAAGGCGCGAGGTGTTCTCAATCGGCGGGTCGCTTCCGTCGTCGACCAGAATCAACTCCGTGCCATCCGGTAGCCCGGACTTCTCCAGGAACAACAACTGCCGCCGGAGCGCTTCGTGGGAATTCAGCACGGGAACGATAACCGATAACCTCATCTCACCCTCCCATGATGCCATAACTCAGGGGACACGAACTCCATCGCCGCTTGTATCTGCTTTTGATTCGGGGTAATGCCCAGGAAGGCGATAATCCGGTCGATCGCAAGCCTTGGTCTCAAGACCGTATCGTGGTAATCCAGACGCAGTACGTCCGGCTTGTACTTCGCAATATCCGCCTCCCTCTGGTCACGGTGAGTAATCATTCTCGAATGCAGCCGCCTGCGCCCCCATCCGGGCCACATCCGCGTGTTGCGTTGCGACACGATTACCTCTTCCATGTCCCGCTCTGGGACAACGATTTTAAGCTGCGCAAAGGCACGCACTAATTCGGGTATCATCAAGCAAAATCGACTTATCTTCATCCCAATCATCGTTTCACCGTACCGTATCATGCGCTGGTTGGCATACCGCCTCAACAGGCGTATGCGCATGTCCGACTTCATCCGCAGGTCGGTCGCCCAAAACAGTACGTCATCCTCGAAATACCCCCGCGGATTCGCCTTGTCCGGCGGCCTTAACAGAGGCCCCATCGACACGCCAAGGAGGTGAATCACCCCTGCGGTACAACTGGTTCCGCCCCTCGGTAGCCCAATCACCGGCACTATCGTGTACTTGCTCATACTTTGCCTTGCAACTGGATCGTCCGCAGCGCTGTCATCTTTCCGTGACTGTGGGCCAAGTGCCACATCCACGAAGGTCGCTTGAGCCAATGGAAATTCACCCAGCCCAGCGGTGGTGAAAGCGTCCGCATTCCATGTTTGCGCCGCGCCTCAGCCAGCCAGAAGTTAGCTTGGCACTCCTCAAGCGTGGCCTCGTAATACGGCGGGGTAATCACGCGAAGCAATTTCTCCGCCGACGCTCGATCAACCACCCACCACCCCATGTTCCGAAACCACCAGAATCGCTTCAGTCGCTCTGTCCTCGCGCTTGGTATGCCATACTTTCGGCACCACCACGCAAATCTGCCGTTCGTCTGCTTTAGCGCCCGCCGCGCATAGAAGCCCGATTCATCGAGGAAATCAAGTGCGGGGGCGTCGTGTCGCACGTACACGTCGCCGTCTACGTACATGCACCAGTCGGAATCCCCCTGAAGAAACTGCCGCCACATATCAATTTCGCAGAACTTCAGGCACGGGTATTCCGGCTTCTTGTCCTTCATGCTCCATACGTTCAGCGGATAGCCGTGTCGCTCCGTCCACGCATCAAGCGTCGGTGCGCATTCCAGCAACCATTGGGGCGAGCCATAGCGAATGGTGTGGACCTCTACTTTCATCACAGTGTCGCTGCTCCCCGCTCCCAGAAGGCCGTCGGGGTCTTGTCCCGTCGCCCCGTCACGTACCACGGGTCCACGCGATGCGCGGTCGTGTAAGCGTTGACGGCGAGAACTACTCCGCCACGCCAGAAGTTGCAATAGTCGTGCAGCATTACCACGCCACCATCGCGTACCTTCGGCGCCCAGTGAATCAAGTCTTGCACAACCCAATCGAACTCGTGATTGCCGTCGATGTTTACGAAGTCCAAGGAACGGTCTTCAAAGCTCTCTACGGCATCCAGGCTGCGCTCCCGTATGATGTCCACATTGTACGGCTTCAGCCTCTTGACCGCGGAAGCGTAGATTTTATCGTGCTCCGCTTGTATAGGCCGAACCGCGTATGCGGCATACGGATCGACGCACGTTAAGTGCAGCGTCGAGCAGTGCCGCGCCCACAATTCGGCCGAGAAGCCGCTGTGTGTGCCAACCTCCACGCCTTCGCGGACCTCCATGTCGCGCAGCATCCGCGCCAGCGTATGCCGCCCGTGATCCATTGCCGGCCCCCAGTGCATTTTAGCACAGGCAAGGGCGGGCAGATTGTCCCGCCCCTGCCGTCCGGTGAACGAAAATTCCTTGTTCAAGGCTTCTTGAAACTCCATTGGTTCTCCTTAGTAGGTTGCAGTAGCCGTCGCCGTAGAACTCGCCGTTGACGTGGACGTGGCCGTTCCCGTGGACGTTGCCGTCGACGTGCTCGTGGCGGTGGCGCTTCGGCTCTTGGTGTCCGTTGCCGTTGAGGTATCGGTCTTGGTCGTCGTCCCGGTGGCCGTAGGCGAATCGGTCTTGGTGTCCGAACCCGTCATCGTCATCGTCTGCGTTTCCGTGCCCGTATCGGTCTTGGTCGTCGTGCTCGTAGCTGACGTTGTGGCAGTCGCCGTGGACGTCGAACTGCCCGTAGCAGTAGACGTGGCCGTAGACGTGGCCGTAGCCGTGGCCGTAGACGTAGCGGTCGAAGAACTCGTGGTCTCGTCGGCAACCTCTTGCGTGCCGATGTCAGTCTCTACGGTAACTATGTAGCGGCTTTTGATTACGTTCCGAACCGCATTCACCGTGGCGGTTTTGCTTATCGTCCACTTCACGGGACGGTCGGCTACCGCGGTGGCAATAAACTGCGAGTACAGCTTTTCGACGATCGCAAAGACGATTTTCCGAATGTCGCCGTCGTCTGCGTCCGCCTCGGCGGCACTTAATTCCGGGAAGGTGGCAATCGGCACCGTAATGTCCGTGCCATCTTCTGACCAATTCTCCAACCAGGTGGTTGGGGTTTTGTCGAAACTCATCGTCACACCCTCCTATATTACTGCGTGCCGGTGGCCGTGGCGGTGGCCGAGGCCGTCGAGGTGGACGTGGAAGTAGCAGTCGCCGTAGCGGTCGAGGTCGCCGTACCACTGTCCGTGACCGTCTGCGTCGAAGTGGCGGTTTCGGTACCGGTGTCCGTCTTGGTCTTCGTGCCGGTAGCCGTAGGCGAATCGGTCTTGGTGTCCGAACCCGTCATCGTCATCGTCTGCGTTTGCGTATCGGTATCGGTCTTGGTCTTCGTGCCGGACGTTGTGGGCGAAGCCGTAGCGGACGCCGAGGGGGTGGACGTGGAAGTAGCCGTAGACGTGGAAGTAGCAGTCCCCGTAGCCGTCGCCGTAGCCGTGGCAGTAGCAATCGCGGCCCCCACCTGCCCGTCAAGCACCTGCCAGCGGTACGTCGTGCTTGTCAGTGACACGGAAATCAGAGACAGCATGTCTCCCGCGTCGGCAAACGTGGCACTGGTTTCAAGATCCACGTTCAGACCGTTAGCCGCCGTAACAACGATGTCCCCGCCGTCAGTGAGCATTCGCAGCACGAATCGAATACCCGCCTTAGTAGGGTTCGCCAGCGTGCGCGTTTCGTCCGCCCCCGTGGAGGTCAGTTCGCAAATCTGGAGATCCTTGTTCGGGCGAATCGTCCCCCCGTCACCGGGGTCGGTCATCACCTTCGGGCCACGATACAAGTCGTGGTGAACTCTAAGTGCAGTTGTCATTTGAATATCCCTTTCAGAGAGAGGTACAGGGCTGAGCCCAGAGGAATTACGCCAAGCTGACCCCGATGTTGCCGTCAAGGACCTGCCAGCGATACGTTGCCGCCGCCGATGACGTGGGAATAGTCTTGGTGACGGAAATCAGCGAGAGGTAATCGCCGGCGTCGGCGAAGGTCGCGTGGATTTCCAGGTCGACGTTGTAGCCGTTTTCCGCATAGACAATAACGTCGCCGCCACCATCGGTCAGTAAGCGGAGCGTCAAGCGAATGCCCGGCTTAGTCGGGTTCGCAAGCGTGCGCGTTTCATCCGACGCGCCCGAGACCATCTCGCAGAGTGCGAGGTCGCTGGCCGCCCGAATCGTCTCCCCGTCGCCGGGGTCATGGAGAGTCTTGTCCCCTAAATAGAGGTCGTGGTGTATTCTGTGAGGATCCATCAGGAGCACTCCTTGTGGAGAGAGGTACAGGGCCAAGCCCAGAGGAATTATTCGTCGGCGTCGTAAATCACCGTCACGGTGATAGTGCCGGTTGTTCCGGCATTTGCCGCCACGCACTTGATCCGTTCCGTGACGATGGGAATCTCCACGTAGTGATCCGTCGACGTGGATTCGTCGGCAGCGTCACTCGCCAATCTCCGGGGGAAGAACCACGTCGTGGTATTCTTGGTGATGGCGTCGTGACTAAGGATCACGATTTCCGTCGTCTCCCCGGTCAAGTCGAGGTCGAAGTTGTCGCTTATGTTGCTGTCGGCGACCACCTTGACCGCGCGGATCCGGCCGCGAAGGCGCGTGCCGAGGTACATCGTTCCGTTGCCGGTGCGGCTGTTTGAAACTAACTGGTTCATAGCGTGACTCCATCCAAGGTTATGTCGCCCATGCGAATAGCACGGGCAACAAGGTCTGTGTTCTCGCCCGCAGGCGCGTCGGGCCCCAGGCTGGTCGGGGAGGTCATTTCCTGGTCAGCGGCGATTGCCAGCGGAAGCAACTCCCCAAACCGCTTTGTGTGTATCGCTTCGCCCTCGTCGTAATTGCGCTCCGCAGCAGCCAAGCAGGCTTCCGTGATGACTTGCGAGAGCGACTCCGCGCCCACCGGATACTGATTCGTGCTGTCAATCATCGTGGCCCGCAGCTTCATTCGCGCCTTCAACACGTAGGCTGCATCGGGGGTCGGATAGAGCGAAAGCCTGCGCCTTGAACCCACCGTCGGGTCAAATTCGACCGTGCGAATCCCGTAGTACAGCGGCCGGTCGTGGTAGGGGTCGTCCTGCCGCCGCCGCCGAATCTCGCCATCGTGCTTCTGCTTGACGGGTGGGTAGAAGTCGGATTGACCCGGCTCATACGTCAGATCGCCCTCGATCGCCTCACAGGCTGTTGGTAGATCGTATTCCGGTCTGCCCAGTTCGTAGCTCGTGCCGGCGTCCACGTCGACCGACGTGTCCTCCAGCGTAATTGTCTCGGTGTCCGTGCGCGTATCCACGTCGTAGTAATCGCTGTCGACCTTGAGCACGCCCAGTGCCGCCCAGCTTGGCCATTCACCCGTTACCAGCGTCACGACGCCATCGACAACCGTGATCGTCCCCGTGTCGTAGGGCGCGGTGGTGGTGATTTCCTTAACCGGCCGGAAGAAGCTCCACGAATGTGCGGCGTAAACGTCGTGCAAACCGTCTTTGATACACTCCTCGATGTCGTCCGTCTGATCCTCTGAATACCCCGAGCGGACTCCAAAGAGGAAGTGCCCGACCCGTTCCAGGAGGCTGGAATAGCTGGCCACCATATCGCCCGTGGCGGAGCGAGCGTCAAGGTTCTGTGTGAACGTGTAGGTCGCGCCGCCGTAGACGAAGACGATTGTGGCTACATACGTCGTGTCTTCCGAATCGGTGAACGAGAAGTAGTAGACCCCCGTCTCATCGGTAGTCATGGCCGTACCATCAGCCACGATCTCCGTACCGTCACCGTCCACCACTCCGTAGGTGGCAGTCGTTACCGCAGTCAGTTCGCCTTCGACCTTCCACGTCTTTGTGACCAATCGTGTCGCCATGGCCTACTCCACTGTGGTTTCAGTCGTTTCCGTCGTTACGTTCACGGTGTCCGCCGCGGATATATCTGCAATATCCGATTGCGTTTTCACATGGGCATCCGAATCCTCCACAGCGTCCGAATCAATCTTCGTGGACAACGCCAGAACCGCATCGGAAGCCACCACCAACTCTGACTTCACGTCGGAAATGGCGTCCGAGAGGATAACCAGTTCCGATTTCACGTCGGAGACTGCCGCCGCCGTAGCCAAGTCGCTTAACTTCGTCTTGGCTAGATCGGAAAGGATGTCTGAGAGGTCACTTACATAAAGAAGCGAATCACTCTCGACCTTCGTGGACAACTCAGCAATGTCACTTTGCGTCTTGTCGTGGTCGGCCTCGTAGAGCACTGAGTCCGACTCGATCTTCGCGCTCACGGCTGACAGGGCATCCGAGGCAACCACTAATTCCGACTTCACGTCGGAAATGGCGTCCGAGATGATAACCAGTTCTGACTTTACGTCCGATACCGCCACCGCCGTTGCTAGGTCACTCAGTGCCGTCTTCGTTAGGTCCGAGATAATGTCCGAGAAGTCGCTTATGTAGAGCAGCGAATCAGAGTCGACTTTGGCTGACAGATCCGAGATGTCATCAATCGCGTCACTGACAATTTCGTAAATGTCACTCGATCCACGCTTGACTAGGTCAACCTCAATGATCGACGGAGCACACGCCGGATCGCCGGCAACCAGACACAACTGAACCTTGTCAACAGCCGCATTATCACTGAATGCTGCGTCCGGCCAGTCCACTCGATACAGCCCGGGCGCCGTGGTCGCGTTCACTTCGCACGCGGCATTGTCTTTGTGCGCGTCCGAGGCGTAGCTCAACTCGCTGGCGTCAACCTTTACGGCAGCCGCGCGATCCCGCACGTAGGTCAGGTCGAAATTCGAGATCGTCGCCCCAGTTTCCACCGTGCCGGCAGCCGAATCCACCAGCACGTGATATGACGTAACGTCAGTGGCGCCCTTCTTAACCTGCATCGCACACCTCCGCGACTATTTCAAGCATCTCGCGCGCTGTGGTGTTGGCGTCGAACGCCATCGCCTTCTCTCTCGCAACCTCACGCATCATCTGGCACGCACTTACCATCTCCTCCCCAAACGCCCGCGGGTCTTCCGGGTCTGCCCTGTTTGTGCCGCAGGCAGCCGCCGACACGACTGGGCACCCACAACTCAGTGCCTCCCGAATACTCCGCGTTGCAATTCGGTGCGGGCTGATCGCCATCGTCGCCGCCCGGTAGACGTTTTCCAAACCATCGACGTTGCCGCGAACCTCACCCAGCCAGCCTTGCTGCCCAATCTGAGCCAGGAGAACGTCCAAGGCGTCGTCTCGGGTAACTCCGTACAGGTGCAGCTTCGCGCCAGGGACCTCCTTGGCGAATTCACAGAAGCCGTGAATCACGTGGTAAGGCGTCTTGTCTTCCCGCCACATGTCTGCACAGACCACGTTGTACTTGCCGCCCTTGCCGTGCCAGCCGTAGCCGCTGGGTCCTTCGGGCGTCCACGCCTCCAAGTCAACAGGTGCCGTAATCACCTTCAGTCGCTCGGGCGGCACGAGTAGCGACCAGTACGGCACCGTCTCCGGCCAGAACGTCACCCACCGCTTGAACGACTCATTCGCGGCCGTGTTGCGGACGTACTGGTAAACTGGCGTCCGCTTCTGCTGTGTCAGGCGAAACGAACTTTCCGGCCTGCCGTGCAGGCAGTGAATCACCGGCGTGCCGTTGAGCTTGTCTGCGTGCTGGCCGAGTCCACTGTGGTTGATAATCACGTCGTAGTCGGAAGGATTGAACGACTGGCCCACGGGGACGCCCCGATCCTCGTCAATCGCCTGCGGGTCGATAATCCGTGCATCCACGCCAGCCTTGCGCTCGGCTGCGCACAGGTCACGTGCCGTCTCGTACAGTCCGGCCCGGTGTGGAGTCACAATTGCCGTGTGTGCGATTCTCATGCAATCTGCTTTCCAACGTGCTTGAGCCCTTTGCCGCCCATCAGGTTGATCGCCTGAAGTGATGGAAGAAGGTAATTGCTCGGTCCCGCGCCACCGCTCTTCACCGACATCACCCCCGCCGGATAGATCATCCCCGGCGGGTGGTCCGCAGTCGTCGGCGTGTTGTAATCCGTCATGTGGTAGCCGCCGACGATATCGTGATCACCATCGTTTGCGTCGTAGGGTCCACCCAACGGCCAATAGTCGACCCGGCCAAGCGGGAAAAACAACGGCGAATACCGATCAGCCAATGCCGGCAAGGCCAGCCGCTCGAACTCGTCGGCCTTGTCGCTGGCCGTTGCTCCGGGCCAGTTCGTCAGGTCCCAGATCGCTGCTTCGGCAATGCGGCCCGACATGTAATCGCTTGGACTCGAGTCGCTATTTCGCCCAATACCCATGCTGTTGTTGTTAGCCGGATTAGAGTCGGCCCCGCTATTGTCGGTGCCCTTTCCGCCGCCATCCAAAAACACGCGCAGATCGGTAGCCGACACAAAAATCCCCGTGCACGCCTGCCATACATTCTGTAAATACGAAGTCGAGGAATAAGCATTGTTGTACGCCCCGCCCGAGTCGTAGGCAAACGCCCTCACCGGATCGTTGGCCACGCCGCCTGCTAAGCCGATAAAAAAAAACGAATTGGTAACGTCCTTGTCGCCCACCCAAACGATCGACTGGTAATCGACGAGATTATCAGAATAAAACCAGCCATGCAGCACAAACGGATAGGCAGTAATGGCCGCCTGGTCGACTTTCAGATACTCAGATTGGGAATCATTAAACAACCGGGCCATCAACCGTCGTCCTCGATTTCGATGCACGTGATATACAGGTTGTCGTTGGCGTCGTCGTCGGAATCAGTGTC